TAATACTCTGATTAGTTGAATCTATCTCTACAGAAACAGTTCCGCCAGATCCATCTCCAACGATTTTGCAAGATTGTCCAGATTGTAAAGAATATCCAGATCCTTTATTTTGTACGTAAACTTTTTTAATCTGATTTTCGTTTATTAACGAATTTCCATTTTCTCTAACTGCAACTATTTGCGGATCTGTAGAAGAATCCCAATTATTGGGAATTGTCACATATTCAGTTGAATCAAACTTAATGATGTCACTAGGGGAAATAGTGTAAAGATATTTCCAAACGTAACCATCACTAAACTTTGCTGGTTCTAAGTCCGTAAATTTAGGTTCAACTTGGGATGAATTTCCTGTTGTATTAATTCCTGAAGAACCATTATCAATGCAAATATAAACTCTATAATCTGAATTAACTACATAATATTCTGCATCGTAAAGTCTAGTTGCACCTTTAATTGGTGATGGAGTTATTACACTATAGTCTGGTCTGTACATTTCATATTTTTTACCAAAAACCCAGTCTATTTTCTTAACAACTCTTCTTACATTAGCACTTGTAATTTTTTTACCAAACAGTATAGTTGATTCATTATGATTTAGGTAATCAAAATTATCAGTTGGATTTGGTGGTATTGTATCCCAAGTAGAAGTTCTACCGAATCCAACAGCAGTAGGATTTGATAGACCTACAAAAACATAATAAGAATTCGATGAATCTTCAACTGAATTTACAAAACTACTCGCATTAAGTATTCTAAACTGATCTGTTACAAGTGCAGACATTTTAACATAGTTTTTTCTATATTTATAATATGTTATAAAATCTTTTTAAGAGATCCATTGTCTCTTAAACCATAACCTCTCCTTTGAATGGTTGGGAAGGAAGATAATCCAGAATTAATAGTATATCCAGAAACCGCAATAGATATTGGGTTAGATGATCTTAAAAATCCGGATAGTTTACCCCAAGAAAAATTACCAACTGTAGATCCTGAAGTATTAATACCAGACAAGTTACTATCTGAGTGTACATTACATGTAATGATTCCAACCGAAGAATTAAATGAACTTACAATGTATATGTTATCTAAGAATGTAGTTCCAACTCCAACCACTGATGAATTGTGATTTAAAATTGATGTGACACCGTTCCCCACAGAAGTATTAAAGATATAAATTGGTTGACCAGTGGTTATTCCACTTATGTAAGTTGGATCTAAAGTAAATTTAATTGCAGAAATAGTTCCTATACCTGCCGCTGCTGCAATGCCTAATATTGCCCCAGAAGACCCTTGAACTGAAGTAATTTCTGTTATATTTTCATAAACTGGAGTTGGTAATGGGATAATTACTTGTGGAGGGTTGAGTTGACTATACCCAAATCCAGGGTTAGTTATTGATACAGTTGATAAAGAACCATTTACTACACTTATTGTAGCAGTTGCAGTTGTTCCAACACCGACACCAATTGATTTTGGTGATGATATCTTAGCAATAACTGAAGACCCAGTATAACCACTTCCTGCGTTGGTAATTGAAAGTGACTGAATTGTTCCTGCAGCAGAAACTATTGCTGTTACTGCCGCTGAAACTGGGTCCTGATCCCCTGAAATAATTATCGCATCAAAGTCTATTGAAACTTCATTCTCATAATTAAAGAATTGTGCATTATCAACAAATACTTCAGATTGATTTGCTGTGAGATTTCTAATTATTTTTGCAGTAGGATAAATTTGTGGTTCAATTGAATCTCTTGCTTTAGATACTATTTCACCATTAATAATTTTATCTGTTTTCTGTTTTATCCAGTTTACTGGTTTGAAGTTTACTTCATCTATACCTTGAAGTGTATAGATATTTGTTTCTATTTGAGTTGATGAAGTAATTCCAGTGACTGTTCTAGGATCTTGTGTTGTAGTAATACCTAATAATCTATTATTACTGAAAACTTGAACAGAATCACCAATTTTTATTGTTTCATATACTGGAATTATACTACTATCTTCCGAACTTCCTCTATAGAAGAAAATTGCAACATTGTCTTCTTTTTTAGGAGGTTCTGAGAACAATACAGATGTTCCACCGTTAAATTGATATGCAATGTCAGGTTGTTGTAAAATTCCATTTATGAAAATTAACAATACTGAATTAAAATCTATTAACTGAGAATCTGGATTTGAATTATCTTTCTCAAAACTTACAAGTTGAGAATTGTAATATAGTGGGAATCTTCTTCTAAATCCGTCCTGATAACTCTTAATACTGTCAATATAATCCATTTCACCAAATTGCCATGCTGAGAATGAATCATTGAAAACATCTAGAACATTTAATTCAAATTCATTGAGTGGTTGTGAAATACCATAAGCAGTAACTAAACCAACTACTTTTAAAACATCACCTTTCTTAAATCCATAACCATTTCTTAGGATCTTAAATCCAGTAACTTCAAATAATGTAGATCCAATACCAGTTGTTGATGATGCCCCAACTTCAATATTAAGTAGCAATCCAGATCCAGTATCTGTTGTCATACCTACACCTAATCTAGAAACACCAGTAACTGTTAATCCACTGTAATTTGGTGGAGATATATTAATAGTTGGATTTGAGTATCCTGTTCCACCGTTTGTGATTGAGAAAGATAATGTTCCACCAGCACCGATATTTCCCTGAATTATTGCTTGAGTTCCAGTATGTCCATATTCTGTAACAGCAATAGAAACTGATCCATTATATCCTGAACCCCAATTTCCAGTAGATCCAATACCGATCGAAACAATCGATCCCCCGGCACCAACAATTGCAGTAACTGATGCTCCAACTAAAGGTGCATATCCCAATCCAGGTGTTGATCCCAATGATAATATTATTCCACCTCTTGGAAGTTGATTTGTATTAACATCATAGTCTGAAATACTTGAAGATTGATTTCCTGAAAAAACAATGCTACTTATTCCAGTCACACTATCTACTTCCACATCATAGTTACCAGATGCATTATTATCTGTTGAAGGTGTTTGGAATATTCCATTAATGAAAAGAATACCACTACCGGTGGTTATACCCAGTCCTGTAGTATTAAACCCACTAACTGTTAAAGTATATGTTTTACCTATTCCAGTAAACTGTTCGCTTATATCATCATAAATTTTGTTAGTAGTGTAGTCTTTTCTTAAAAATACTCTACCATTAAAATATGATTTTGCAGGTGGTAAATTATATTGTAGAATTGATTGATTATTATTATTTCCTTTTAATAAATCTGTGAAGTAAATTTGATTACCAACTATGTTATAAGATCCTCTGTATAAATCTACAGGACTTAAATTGTTGTGTGAAGATGAATTTGATCCAAGGAAACCTCTTCTAACAGAAACTAATGGGAATGTTCCTGCAAAAGAAATAGGACCTGAGTAATTAGTTCCAAATCCTACATTTACAACTTTCATATATTCATCATCAATTTTCAAAATATCTCCCAATTTAATAGATGATATTCCGCTCAGAGCAAAAGTAGTGCTTGAAGAACTAACCTGACTTCCATTATCAACTGTATAATTCAATAATGTGTACGCCACAGGTGATTGAACAACATTATCAATGGAAATGATAGATTTTTCAATCTTCTTAGTCATCTCAAATTCATGAGCATTACCAGATCCTGTAGTTGTAAAAGTAACAGCTATTGCAGGATTTGCTAGTGCATACTCTCTTCTTGTTGCAATCTTAAAGTTATCATTATCAATTTTGATTGCATAAACTGTTGAAGGTAAAAGACTTGTAACCACTCCAACATTATTTAAAGTTGATCCTATTCCAACTGGCGTTGGAACAACCCCAGAAAGAGTTGATTTTGGAGTGTAAATTAATTCCTCTCCAGTGCTAAAGAAATGGTTGGGAATTGTAAATTTGTTTTCTGATAGATTTAATACTGAGGAATCTGAAGGATTAAATTTCTTAACGAAAATTGGAATATTGTTGTAGTTTATATTAAAACTTAATGAATCTAGGTCTTCATCGATATTATTAATTCCAACATATTTTGCAACTCCAACAGAATCAGTAATACTACCGTATGATAAAGTTTCTGGAACATTTACAAAATCATTTTCTGAATAAAAGAATTCATTGAATGATAAAATTTCAAAATTGCCAGAAAACTCAGGATCTGGGTAGAATATCAGTGATCCAACAGATCCATTTAAATTGCCACCAAAGGTTCCAATACCACTGGTGCTACCAATTGATAAAAATGGATAAGGTAGAACATAGAAATCATTGCCATCATAAATTGACATTACTTGATGTAATGAACTTGTTTGACCTATTCCTATTTTTACAACTGATTTTACCGATGTAAATAAAGTTGAATCGAATGAAAATACTGTAGAAGAAGTTGAAACAATCGAATATGAAGATTCATATTTAACTGTTTTTTCTTGGCCATCTATTTGATCATTTGACTTAAATCTATATGTACCTATCCCAACTGAAGTATTTCCAAATCCAACATTTTTTAATTTTACAGTAACTGGATTTGATGAAGTATTCTGATAATTTAGTCTGAATACTCCTCCAGACACAAAAGTTCTAAAAGTTCCTATAAATGATGAACTATATTGATCAGTTGTATCAAAATAAAAGTCGGAGATGTAACTATCTGTCCCATCATGAGATGCAAAAAATTCAACATAGTTCATCTCATTAGTTGTATTATCAATTATTTGAACATTTGAGAGAATGGATGTAACATCAGATAAATTGCTTTCAAATAAGTTTATTGATGAACCGATAGAAACCGTTGTTGAAATTCCAGATAAATCAACGAATCCAATAGAACTGGTTCCAACTCCAATAGTATTGTTAAATGTAGAATTTAAATACTTTACTTCATATGTTGTATTATATGGATCTGATGGATTGAATTGTAAGAAATAGTTCCCAGACTCATCATTTTCTCCATACACGTCACCAATGTTATATTCAGTGTTTGAAAATACTGATTTTTCTAACGTAAAGATATCATTATTACTAATCAAAACTACAATTTCTGAAAATTGAACTTCAGAAAAATCTCCAGAACTTATTTGAACCAAATATTTTTCAAATGTTTGGTTGCTTGGAATATCAACAACCTTTAAAACCATCTCATTACTTGAAGTTGAGTCTGATAGTTGCTCTGTAATATCATCAATTTCCAATACTCTGTTTGTTCTACATTCAATGTAACTTGCAAGTTTTTTATTTTTAAATTGTAAATATTGGGAGAAATTAGGATTAGTATCAGTATCGATTACAAAATCAAAGTTATTGATTGTATCTACTCTATTTTCATTTGATATAAAGACAATTGATGATGTAAAATCTTCAGTACCTATTCCACTTATAATTTTTGACGAATTTAAGATTTCAGTGTCTGCAAAATTCTTAAGTCCACTTATATGTACAAGGTTGTTTACTGGACTTACAATATCATCCCAAGTTTGTCTACTTCTTATTGAGTATGATAGATTTTGATAATAATCATTGTCTGATATAATTTGAAAATCTTCATCTAGTTTTCCAATATCATTCAACCATCCAATTTCTTGGGTGGATCCGTATCCAACACTAAAATATCCTGATGAAGTTGAAATTTCATTTATTGTAGCAATTGAACCGGATTGAATTCCTCTAATTACTTGATTTTTCTCTAGTTCATATGATCCAGATACTTTAATCTTAGACTCACTAATTTTCTCAACTCTTAGATCTTGGGGTATAAATCCTGTGGATAATTTTATCTCTAACGCTTCTCCAACAATAAAGTTTGAATAATTTTTTGTTACTTTAAACTTTGGATAATTTTTATAGTTTATTAGTGCTGCATCATATGCTATTGTAGATGAAACTGTACCAGGACTTGTTGTAAATCCGGATAAATCAAACTCAACTATTCTTGGATTTATTGATCCACCATTCAAGTAATTGGTTACTTTGAAAAATTGATACCCATAATCTTCAGAATTAAATCCATCACCATCAGTTCCTTCTTTTTGTATACCTTCAACAAAAATTAAGTCATTAATTTCAAAGGGTTCTATTGGGAAACCAAATAAAGGAGTTTTAATTGTGCAGGTAACTATACCAGATGCTGAGGATTGTATTGACTGAATTCCTACACCATTAGTATTATTAGTTGCTACTATTTCTATAGATGATTCTGGCAAACCTTTTGGTGATGCAACTATTGATACATTTTCAATTACTGAATTGAGTAGATTTGCACTTAAAAATCCAGAATCAATTTTATTCCTAGTTTTTGAGTCAACTATTATCAAGTTTGGACTAATAACATAGTTTCTACCACCATCAAGAATTTCAATATCTGAAATTGTACTAAAATTTTGAATTGTTAATGTTTTCGGTATTAATGCTTCTGGTCTTAAAGTTTTGTCAGATGAGTATTCAAATCCTTCATTCAATATTCTAAATTTCTTAATTGCTCCAATTTTATTTGATTTGGTAATAATGTAAGAGTCTCTTCCGTTTTGTGAAACAACTTGATCAACAACTGGCAATTTTTCATATCCAATTCCAGGTGAAATAGTTTTTATTTTTGAAATTCCACCAGATGAATTTCTTGAATTTGTTGTATATTTCAGCAAATCACAGTCAGTTTGTTTGTATAGATTGTTTTCTGGAATATTTTGAAGTGATATATTGAATGTTGTAGATCCAATACCAGAAACATTATATGAACCATTGTAATAACTTTCAATAAAGTTAATTTCAGAATAATTAATAACGTCTTTATCAGCAGGTACTACAACTCCAAGTTTCTCTAAAGAATAGAATAATGGGAAGGAGATATCATCATTACAATTAACAACTACTCTTGCATTGCTATAACCTATTGTACCAACTCCAGTAACAGTAAATCCACTTGTTGCTCCAGATGAAACAAACTCATCTTTGAAATTATTATCAAAAAATACTTTAAAATTATAACCACTAAGAGAAGAATCACTTAGATCAAAAACTAAATTATTATTTCTAAATGATACTAGTTTTGGATTTACTAAGCTTAGTTGATTATTTGATGATGTTGTAGATAAAATATCTACAACTAGGGGAGGATTAGAGAAAGAATCAATTACAGTTTCACATAGGTTAAAATTATTATCATCTATTTTGTGAATATAATAAAATCCTGTAGACAAACCACTTGCAACTGTTGATGCGGTATAAAAGACTTTATCTCCAGTCTTATAATCATGATTATTGATAGTAATTGAATTTAATGAGGTATTAATACCGGAACTTGTAAAAGTTTTTCTATTTACTAAAATTTTATTTGTTAAAGAATCATAGCTTACTCTAACAAAAGATGATGTACCGATACCAACAGATAAATTAGGTTTAACTTGTAAATTAATTTTGTCCCCATTAATTAAATCATGATCTTCTTCACAAGTTATTTGTGCAGTTATTCTTTGGACATCTCCAATAATTTTATTATAATTTGACTTTATGTAATATTGATAATCATCGCTTCCATTTGATCTAAAATATAATCCACTAGATGTGGTTGTTAAACCAATCTGAGTTACTATGCCAATATGATCTACTGATTTTTTAATAATGTATACTGTTTGTTGATCGCTATTATTTGGTAAATCAAAAATTGAACTTGTAGGTGTATTTGATACTGAAATTGATGACGCAGTGCCAGGTTTTACCAAAGTCACTGCCTGATTAGTTTCAAATGGATGATTTGGTAAGTAAATTGATTGTGTTGGAATGGAAATTGTTTTGGATTGAATTCCAATTGTATATACTGCAGAAACACCTATACCAGAAATGGTTCCAACACCAACAGACTGATTTGGATTAAAGTATACAACATCATCTTCTTTTGAGTCAAAATAGTTAACTTTATTATTAATTTCAATAGAATCTGGAATGAAATATACTGCACTTGTTGCAGTATGTGCAGTTCCACTAGTGTCTCTAGATACTCTAATAATATTTTCATATTTAAAAATATTCAAAATAGAAAATATTTCATTATCAATTTTAATGCTACTTCCTACAGAAACACTCTCTGGAATTTTTGCAATGTAAATATCAGTTACAATACCTGTAGTGGCATAATTTGGTACGTTTGAAATCAACGATGATGTATAACTTGTCACACCAATTTTATAAAATCCATTAAGAGTTGATAAACTTGTAGAAAATCCACTTACTTTGACATAATCTGAATCTTGCAGATTATGTTGAGGAATTATTTTTACCTTTACCTTTTCCCCATTTTTCCAAGTAAATACGGAATCGTTATATGTTAATAAAGAAGTTTGTAGTGATACAATATCTTTACCTTCAATTTCTGAAACTTCTGCAGATAAACCTTTCCCGTTGGTATCACTTTCATCAATTTGTAAGCGATCTCCCACTTTATAATTAACGCCAGGGTCAATTATTTCAAATTGATCTATAGAACTATTTGATACCGATTCTACGACTGCAATTTGATTTATAGACTCATTTGATTCTGGAATAAAATCATTATCGGCATATGGATCACCTACTTTATATGGGAAAGTATTTCTGACTAAACTTGATGAATTAAAATTAAATTCTTGAGTTAAAGTCTTATTTTCAGATATAAATTTAGATCTGAACGTATTACCGATAAAGTAAGGAAAACTTCCAACCTGCCTATTATTAGCACTAGTTATTGTTGTTGCAAAATATGCATAGATCCCGTTAGGAAATTCTGGAGTTACACAGAATCTTCCATTGTATTCATCCAGATCTCCAGAGTTATTATACTGATAGTCTTCAATAAAAAATCCAGGAGAAAAATCAGATGGTCTATTAAAAACTTTACTAGAATCTAATGCATAACCAGATACTAGTTTTTTAATGGCGGAGTTTTTATTTGATGGATTTGAATATCCAAAAGATCCATAGATTGGATTTCCATCATATGCCCATCCAATTATTGGAGAATGTGTAGATCCGTT